CCTCTACCGGGAATCCGAAGAAAGGTGTCTGGATTATGTCCGCCTTCTGGAGCGGATCAAGGTTATTCTGGAGTTCCCTATGGACGACTCCCGCCGGGTGTCGGAAATCCGGGATCGCATCCAGGAGTTTGAGGACAAAAAGCGCCCCGGCCAGTGGTGACGCACCGGCCGGGGCAGAGAATCAGCCCAAATGAAATGATTCTTCCAGTCCAGTATATCACGGCTGAGAGGGAAAGGCAAGGTGAAATGCAATGACATTATCTGATGTGAAGGCGATGGATCTCGATGTTATTTCGCCGGACATCGTCGCGCAGGTATTGAGATGCAAACTACATCCGCGCTGCGGCAAAACAGCAGCCTGCACTATTGGGATTTCCGGTTATCATTATCGGAAATCGCGTGAAGATCCCGCGTCTTGGGTTTATCCGGTATATGGAGGGGATGACAAGTGAACAGGCTTAACAGATCGGACAAGCGCCGCGCCCAGCGGTGGAGGGCAAACAGCCGGGCCGTGATGATCGGAACTGGGATCGCCGCATTGGGATTTCTGGCCGGGGCGGTGTTTGGATTCTTCGCCCGGCCAGCGACGGCGTCATATGTCCAGCCGATGAAGGCGGAGAAGGTTGTTGTGGAGACCTTTAAGATGGACGGACTCGGGAGTTTATCCTATCACGGATCCTGCAGGATTACAGCGTATGATTCCTGCAGCGAGTGCTGCGGCCAATGGGCAAGCAACCGACCTTTGGATGAGAATGGAGAACCCATTGTCTACGGCGCCAGCGGTGAGGAGCTGATCCCCGGCGTATCCGTGGCATGCTCTCTCCCTTATGGGACAGAGTTGAAGATCGACGGGCTGCCGGGTACATATATCGTGCATGACCGCACTGCCGAGTGGATCCAGGATAAGTACAACGGCATGACTGTAGACATCTACATGGACAGCCACGATGCTTGCTATGAACTGCTGGAGGGGCTGCCGGAGTGGATGGACGTTTATGTGGTGGAGAGATAAAGATGGAGTTAAAAGAGATTTTAAAAAAGCACCTCGCATGGCTGTGTGATGAAAATGGTGGAGAGCGTGCCGACCTGCACGATGCCGATCTGTGCGATGCCAACCTGTGCGATGCCAACCTGCGCGGTGCCGACCTGCGCGGTGCCAACCTGCGCGGTGCCGACCTGTGCGATGCCAACCTGCGCGGTGCCAACCTGCGCGGTGCCGACCTGTGCGATGCCAACCTGCGCGATGCCGACCTGCGCGGTGCCGACCTGTGCGATGCCAACCTGCGCGGTGCCAAGAACATCGATAGCATCATATGGTCATTATATACGTCGTTTTACCCTCTCCAATGTCCAGAAAACGGGTCGTATATCGGATATAAAAAAGCGCAAGGCTTAATTGTTGAGTTAGAGATCCCGGTGGACGCTTTACGCTCATCCGCTACGAGCCGGAAATGCCGGGCAAGCAAAGCTAAAGTGTTAAGCATATCTGATGCAGACGGGAATCCCGCCGGAGAACAAGTCGTAAGCGATTACGACAGTAACTTTGTATATGTTGTCGGAGAAACGGTAGAAGTTTCTAATTTTGATACAAACCGGTGGAATGAGTGCGCTCCGGGTATTCACCACTACATTACCAGGGCGGAGGCATTGTAAAATTAAAAGAGGAGTAGTGCAATGAAACTATACGAAATCAACGCGGCGCTGGAGGCGCTGGTGGACCCGGATACCGGGGAACTGATGGACTACGACGCCTTTGAGGCGCTGAACCTTGCCAGGGAAGAGAAGATCGAGGGGATGGCTCTGTGGTACAAGGACATGGTGGCGGAGGCCAAGGCCATCAAGGAGGAGGCGGACAGCCTCACTGCTAGGCGCAAGGCCCTGGAAAACCGCGCAGACCGCCTGAAAAGCTACCTGGATTACCAGTTGGGGGGCGAGAAGTTTCAAACGGCCCGCTGCTCCCTTACTTATCGGAAAACATCCTCCCTCCAGGTGGAGGACGGAGAAAAGCTGGCCCAGTGGTGCGAGGACAACGGCCACGAGGATTGTGTCCGGTACAAGGAACCGGAGATCAGCAAGAGTGCGGTAGCTGCACTGATCAAGTCCGGGGTTTCTGTGCCTTACGCCTCGATCCAGGAGGGCCGGAGCTTGGGGGTGAAGTAATGGGAAACATGGAGCTATACGACAAGGTAAGAGCTGTCCCCAAGGAGGCGCAGAAGACCATCGCCGCCGGCCGCCTCAAGGGAATGACGGACATCAACCCCATGTGGCGCATCCAAAAGCTTACGGAGACCTTCGGCCCCTGCGGCATCGGCTGGAAGTACACCATCCAGCGGCAGTGGATGGAGCAGGGCGCAAACAACGAGGTTGCCGCATTTATGGATATTTTGCTCTACTACAAGTGGGATGGCGAGTGGTCCGAGGGGATCCCCGGCACCGGTGGATCGTCCTTTGTGGCCAAGGAGCGCAACGGGATGTATACCTCCGACGAGTGCTACAAGATGGCCCTCACAGACGCCATCAGCGTTGCGGCAAAGGCGATCGGCATGGGGGCGGATATCTATTGGGAGAAGGGCCGAACCAAGTATGACACAGCGCCGGAAAAGCCACCCCAAAACAAGACAGACATCCTTTTCCGCTGTGAGCGCTGCGGCGCGGTGCTGACGCCCTATAGGGATGAGGAGGGGCGCACCGTCCCGATCCGAAAACACGCCGCCGGCAGTGAGGCCAAGTTTGGAAAAATCTATTGCCTGGACTGCATCAAGGAGCTGAGCCATGGACCTGATCAATGAGATACTTTCTAAAATCCGGATGTTAGATGTAGCCATTCGGGAACTAGGGACTCGCGGTAAGGCATATGCCCAGTTGGAAATGGATTATCGGATCGCTCTGGCGGACAAGACCTTGTCGGAGCGGGAGAAAGGGACGCCGGTGACCATTATCTCGGACGTCTGCCGTGGAGATCGAAAAATTGCCAGGATGCGGTTTGAGCGGGACTGCGCAGAAGTAGTATATAAATCTGCCCAGGAGGCTATTAACGCCACAAAGCTGCAGATCAAGATTCTGGATGCGCAGCTGGAAAGGGAGTGGGGGCATGCATCAAGAGACTAAGGCCACCAGTATCCCGGCCTCTGTCAAGCGGGCGGTTGGCTTGCGGGACGGCGGGAGATGTGTGTTGTGCAGGTCTTATTTTGGGCAGCCGGTGGCCCATGTGGTCAGACGCTCCCAGGGCGGGCGGGGGATTGAGGAGAACATCGTCACCCTCTGCCCCGCCTGCCACAGGGCCTATGACGAGGGTACAAACCTAGAGAAATTTGGCAAGGGCACCACACGGGAGAGCCTGTACTGCTATCTGGTGGCGTACCTTATGGGATTTTACCCGGGATGGAACCGGGAAGACATGATTTATCACAAAGGAGGAGACTATGGAGCAGCTGTTGGTGACAAGGACGGAGGCGGCAAAGGCGCTGAGCATCAGCGTAGATACCCTTGACCGCCTGGCCGCGGCGGGAGAGATCCGCAAGGTGACGATCGGTTCCAGGACGTATTTCAGCCCGGAGGAGCTGCGGGCGTTCACGCAGAAGGAGGGGCCGCTATGCTGAACAGGATCATTGTGATGGGGCGCCTGGTGCGGGACCCGGAGCTGCGCCACACCCAGGCCGGCAAGGCCGTGACTTCCTTCACCCTGGCGGTAGACCGGGATTTCAAGGGCCAGAACGGCGAGCGGGAGGTTGACTTCATCGACATTGTGGCCTGGGGCAACACGGCGGAGTTTGTCTGCAGTTACTTCTCCAAGGGCCGCATGGCTGTGGCGGAGGGGCGTTTACAGTTCAGAGACTGGACGGACCGGGACGGCAACAAGCGCCGCAATGCCGAGGTGATGGCGGATCGCGTCTATTTCGGCGACACCAGGCCGGCAGAGCAGAGGCTTGAGGAGCTGGACCCGGAGGGAGACGGCAATCTGCCGTTTTAGGGTGAGCCATGGCAAGGAACTATGCAGCACTGCCACATGACTATTTAGAGGAAATGTCTGAACTCAACGACGAAGAGTTTGGGCGGCTCATACGGGCGCTGCTGGTATACAGCATGACGGGCAACCCGATTGAGCTTTGCGGCAATGAGCGGTTTTATTCCAAGCGCGTCATGTCACAGGAAGACAGATTTCAGACCAGCTATGAGGAGCAGACCGTCACCCTCAGCGAAAGAGGGAAAGCAGGTGCGAAAGCACGATGGGGCAATGCTAAAAATGCTAAAGCATGCTTAAGCATCACAAGCAATGCCAAAAATGGCAATACCGAAACCGATACCGAAACCAAAACCAATACCCTCCCTCCTAACGGAGGGAAGGGTGTTAGGCGATTTACGCCCCCAACACTGGCAGAGGTTCAGTCCTATGTGGCTGAACGCCATTCACCGGTAGACCCGCAGGAGTTTATCGATTTTTACGCCTCAAAGGGCTGGATGGTTGGCAAGACCCCCATGAAAGACTGGAAAGCGGCTTGCCGAAATGCCGAGAAGTGGGACAGATGGAGCAAGGGGGAGAAGGCACTGCGCAAGAGTGGCGTGCCGGCTCCTCCCCGGCCGCCTGCAGAGCCGGGAGAAAATTTAAACCGCATGAGGGATTATCTCAAGCGGGCGAAGGAGGGAGAGCATGATTAAGTTTACGATCCCATACCCTCCGACGAAGAAGGGGAAGTCCATATTCTGCAAGCGATTTGGGCTGAACGCCTATTATGCAGGCAAGCACTGGAGCGCCCGGAAGAGGGACGCGGAGGAACTGCACTGGATGACTCGATCCGCCATGCGCCGGGCGGGGATCCGGCAGCGGATGCTGCAGCGCCCTGTGGAGATCACATTTCGCTGGGACGACCGGCTAG